AAACAAACATTCTCATATCTAAATTCAATAATGCAAAATCAATATCTTAATAGAGGTGAGTGGAGAATGTTGGAAGAACAAATCCGTAAATGGGATGATGTAGAACCAATCACCGTTTTAATAAAAACTTTCTTTGATACTCCGGTTAAAAGAGTACCAACTGGTGCAGCAATTCCATCACACTTACAAAAACACGTTTACTTTGAAAAACAAAAGAAATGGAAATGTTTTGTATTTCTAAATGAAAAACCAAAATACAAATGGGATGAATTAGAAATGATATGTGAAGAAGGAGACCACAAATTTTAATGAATATGAATTTATCACAATTAATTAATACAATTATTTCCGAATGGGCATACCGAGTAGATGATGGAATGCCAAACCCAAAGAACCCAACCCATTTAAAAGAGTTGGGTATTGTACTTTCTGAAATGGGTCTATCTCATATCAAAAATGATTTAGTAGAAAATCTTTTAACCGAAAAAGGAAAAACGCCAGAGAAGCATGTGGTTGAAGCGGATAAGCAGTTTAAAAATCCTATTTTAAATAAAAGTATAAAATATAAAAACGCTAAAGGTGAAGATTCCGAAGGATTGGTTGGTAACCTTTTGAGATTACCGGCTGAACACCCTGGTAGAAAAGCAGCGGAAAGATTACTACCTCCAGACGGTTCGGATGAAAGAGATACGATTAATAAAGATTTAGGTGGTGAGAATCAACCACAAAAACCAGAAGCACCAACAGATGCAACTGGAGCTGGTGAAGAACAACCACAGGAAGACCCAATAAAACAGGCAGCAGCAATGTTTGACCCAAAAGCAGACCCAGCGATGGCTGCTCGTTTGGATAAAGAAAAAGAAACTCTTGCACAAATAGCAAAAGATACAGAAGATAAAGGTGCTGAATCTGAAAAAGATGTAACTTCAGGAGTAGAAACTGATTTCAATCCGATACCTGCGGTAGATGTACAAGACGAAATTCCACAAGCGGATCCTGATACATTTGGTGGTGAATCCGATATACCAGCTGGGATTGGTGAAAAAGAATTAGAACAATTTAATACTGATATTAATAAAGTAAAACAAATTGTTGATGATGCAAAAGCTAAAGGTGAAAAAGCACCAAACATTAATCTTTGTCAAATAACTGTACCTGGTACAAACTTGTATTGTGATGATAATTTAGGAATTCCTAGAGAAGAAATGCCACAATTTAAAGGTAAAGCGATTGAAGGAAGTAGAGCAGCCAATATGCCTGTTGATGAAAATGGGGACGTAGATACTGAACCGATTTTCAAAGAAATGTTAAAGGAAAAAGGAATTAATACAGTACAAACCGAAGTTCCTGCCGATAAATTAAAAGCAACACAATCTGAATTAGTTGGTGCTAAAGTAGTGGGTATGATTGGAGCTTTAGAAGAAAATCCTAATAATGAAGGAATCACTGCACCAATTTATGTGAGTAGAGATGGATATATAATCGATGGACATCATAGATGGGCAGCGATAGCAGCTTATAACGCACAACATCCGGATGCACAAATACCAATGAAAACAACGGTATTGGATATGGATATTAAAGAAGCAATCCCAATGGCAAATAAGTTTGCAGAAGATATGGGTATTGCTGCTAAAAAAGCGGATGCTAATAAAGAAACACCATCTGACCAATTGGTAACAAAACAACCTGATGAAGTTGTTGATGGTTTAAAAAATAGAACAACATCAAACGGAGAGAAATTGGATGTAGAAACAACTCCAAATGGGTCTATGATTATTGGTATTGAACATGGTAAAGGAAATGAAAGTACCAAGGAAACAATTAATCAAGTCACATCACTTCCAAAGGATACAAAAGTAATGTTTGTAGGTGAAGGTGGAATGAGTAAAGATAGTGAAGGTAATATACAATTTAGTGGAGAACAAAAAGAGATTAGAGATGCCGTAAAAGGACACTTTGATAATGCAGAAGAAAGTAGTTGGGATGAAAATGCAGATATATCCGATGATACCTCACCAGTATTTGATGAAGTAGCAAATGCAGTAGGTGGAAGTAAATCCAAAGCTAAAGCTGCAGTATGGTCAAATATGTATGGACAGGATGGGAAAGACGCCGATATGTTACCTGAAGATTATTTAGATGATGAGGGAAAAGCATGGTTAATAGACCAAGCTAAAAAAGGTGGAAGTTCACAATTTGATGGTGATGTTGATTGGGATAACCTAACCGATGCACAACAAAAAGACCTTTATGAATTAAATTATAATGATGAAGGTAAGATGGCTGATAATGAAATTATGAAAGCACAAGAGGCTTATAATGGATTCCGTCAAAGAGAATTAGATAGAAAAATAAAAGAGGCAGAAGATGCTGGATATACAGTAATTGCACCCGTTGGTAATTCACACGTTGATGCTTATAGAAAAGGAAAGAGTGAAAAACCAACTGAAAAACTACCTGAACCTAAAGCCGCAGATGAAACACCTGGTGGAAAAATTTATAGCATAGGTGGTGGATATTATTCAGATACCCCTGGAGGCCCCGCACAATATAGAATTGTTGAGAGTATAGTGGAAGAAGTATTATTACACGGAGATGAAACACTTGCTTACTTATTGTTTGAAGCGGTAGTAACAAAAACAACTGCTAGAGGTAAAAAAGTAAAAGTACAAACTATTGACCCTAAAAAACAAAAAGCGGCAACAAAAGCAGCAAAAGCTGCCACTAGTAAAGATACAAAAGATACCGGTGAAGAAACTACTCAAGCAGTAGACCTAAAAAAGGTAGATAAAATTTTTAAAGAACTTTATGGGAAAGATGGTAAAGGTATATTGTTACAAGGTTCGGCAACTTCCGATGCTGCTTTAAAAAATGGATATACCGAAGGTGAGTGGTGGGTGGCACCAGGAAATGCAGGTTCTAACTTTAATGAAAATATGTCAAATGAAGTTGCAGTTATTTTACAAAAATATCCAAATTTGACTGAGCAAGAACTTGCAATGATTATTTTTACAAAAGTTTTTGGTACAAAATTGGGTGAGCAACAATCGGAGCCAGTAATCAAATCTAAAAATAAAATTAAAATACCAGAGGGTATTACAAAAGAGCAACAGGGATTATATAAAAACTGTGCAATTGTTGCAAGAAGTGGTAAATCAAAATATCAAAGAAGTACCGAAGGTGCAGATGAGTGCAGAAAACAGGTTGGTTTTGGAAAAACTGCAAGTGTCATAGGATATGGGGGAACATCTAAAAAAGATAATACACCTGAAAAAATTAAAACTGATAGAGATAATATGTTATCGGAAGTAGACACTAGTAAAAATTGCTACATATACGATAATGAAACTCGTAAGGTATATAAGATAGAAAAAGAAGATTTGAAAAAATGGATAATGAGTTCGGGTGGCGGAGAAAATGCGGCAGATACCGTTGTATTGACAAAAGATATTAATGGTAATCTATTATATGATGGTTGGAGTGATAAAAAAACATTAGGTGATTTACAGGCAAACGGCACATTGTACAATGATATGATACAATCTGGAATAAGAGTGGAAGAAATGATTAAGAGCGGACAGATAAGCCAGGCGGATGCGGGTAAAGCAAGAAAAATTATAGAAGATGGTGCAAACGAAATAAAATTAATTGAAAGAGGATATAGTACCATATCTAGTAATCACTCAAAATATCATTTAGGATTATCACCACAGGAATTTAAAAAAATGGAAGAATTTGTTCTAACTAATCCTGATACTAAAAAGCACTATAAAAATTGGGTTGACACAATTAATAAAGTAATATCAGCACAAGGAAAATCAGATGCAAAGAGTGTTGCGATAGCAGAAGAAATAAGTGGTGTAAAGAGAAAAAAATCTAAAGAAGAATTACAAGCAGATGCATTTGTTCAAGATACTCTTGATAAATATGGAGAAGATAACACCGCTGGTTTATTAAAAAACCCTGAAATTGAAGACAGTGTAAAACAACAGGTTAGAAAAGCATTAGATGCTGGTAAAAAAGGTAGAACTGAATATATAAATTGGTTTAATCAAACTTGGTTAGGTGATAAAAAAAATAAACAAGCAATTAAATCAGTATCTCCGTTTAAAATATTAAATAATGTACAAATAAAATCACCAAACGTTGTTACTGAAAATGAAAGAAAAGTTATAGATAGAGGAGCTACATCTGCTAGGGAAACGTTTAAGGCTGCCGGAAAGCCGATACCAAAGACAATAGATACACAAGGTGCTTTAGAAGCTATGAGAAAGAAAGCATTTGAAACTCAAAGAGGTATATTTGAAAAGTTGAGCAAAATAAAAGCCAAAACAATGAATGGTAATCCAACAAATGCGGCAGCTGCATTAGGATTCAAAGATGCGGTAGCTGCATTGCATTTAGATAAAATAGATTTACCAAAGAATGATAAGGATATCCATCAAATTCTAAAAAGAAGTACAGACCTTACTATGGAAGGAATACGAGTATCTGCAAAGACGATTAAAAATTGTTTAGGAGTTGACGATACTAAAGATTTGGAAAAAAACTTCGTTGTTGATTTTAAAACTGAAAAATTTATAAAAAATAAAGAAGGGTTTGTAACGGGTAAATCAATTGCTATATATCTGGTTGATAAAAATAATCAAAGAAAAGAAATTTCACCAAAAGTATTTAGACCAAAACAAGGACCTCAAGCAAAAACAGCAAACACCCTTGCATGGTCAGATGATATGCAAAAATGCTTTGATTCAAAAAATAAGTAAAAATACCCTTTCATTCGTTTTTTCATATTTATAGATGATATAAAAAAGAAAAGGGAAAGCGGATGAAAACACAGTTATTATGTACGTTTACAACGAAAGGTGAGTTACAAAATACATTACAATTAATAAGGGAAACTTACCATATCGTTTATAATTACATTTATATTCTCCAAAATAAGGCGAATTTAGATGAATTATTTATCACGTACAATATAGATACAGCATTCCAACCGGATACTCCGTTGGAAAATACTATTTTAATACATAGAAAAAAGGAATCTAACTCACTTTACACTATTAATGCTCTTAACGAATTAGTTAAAGAGGAGAATGGTGGGGTGTTGGATAATTCTTTTGTCATTAATTGGCAGAAATTTAAAAATTCAATCATATTAACCAATGCCGAAGGGACTAAGAAGATTCAAACAAGAGTTTTTGAAGTAATTGACTTTGGTGAAGGTAAAGAAGTTATAACTGAAGAACACAAATAATATTATTATGTTATTAAAAAAAGGTGATAACAACGAAAACGTTAAATTAATGCAGGAGAAATTAGGTATCTCTCCAGCTGTAACAAATTTTGGACCTAAAACCGAACAAGCCGTAAAAGAATTCCAAGTAAAGCATGGACTTCCTGCAGATGGTATTGTTGGTCCTAAAACATGGGAAATGATTATGGGACAAAGTGGTGTATCAATTGCACCAGTAGCACCAGCACCAATAGCACCAGTAGGTGGATTGAAATTGGATAAATTAAAAGGACATATTCCTGATGCGGTAATCGCAATGATTCCTGATACCGCAGCTAAATTCCAAATCAATACTCCATTAAGATTGGCACATTTTTTAGCACAATGTGGACACGAAAGTGGTGGATTTAGAGTAACACAAGAAAACCTAAACTATTCGGCTAAAGGATTGGCTGGTATCTTTAAGAAATATTTTCCAACTGAAGCAGCGGCAACACCATATGCTAGACAACCACAAAAGATTGCAAACAAAGTATATGCAAATCGTATGAGCAATGGTTCGGAAGCAAGTGGTGATGGCTACAAATTTAGAGGACGTGGTTATATCCAATTGACCGGTAGAGATAACTACACTCAATTCGGTAAAGCAATTGGAGAAGATATAGCAAATAATCCGGATGTAGTTAGTAGCAATTATGCATTACTTTCAGCAGCATGGTTCTGGTCTAAAAATGGATTAAATAAATTAGCAGATGGTGGTGCAACTGACCAAACTGTAACATCTATTACAAAAAGAGTAAATGGTGGAACTATTGGATTGGCAGACCGTATCAAACATTTTAAAGAATATTATCATTTATTAGCATAATAATTTGGTAGATTTATAAAAAATTCGTATATTTATATAATATAATATAAAGTAAATGGCAAACATTAGATTAAAAGAATTAGTAGAAGCTAACATAGACCCTAAATTGGTGGCTAGAAGTAAAGAGACTGGAAAGTTAGTTTATTTCAAATCACCTGAAAATAAAGCAGCGGCATTAAAAGCTGGTTCTCACACGGAACCTAAAGATAAAAAAGGTAGTGAACCTAAAGTAGATGCAAAACCAAATGATATGTTTGGTGGTGATTATGCAAAAGATAGAGGTATTGAAGTCCCTAAAGCTGACCCAATGACATCTGTTATTGCAGTAGCATCTAGAGCTCAAATGGTGCCAAAACAGGTAGCAGGTTGGGCAGATAAGAATGGTGTAGACCTTTCTAAGATATCGGATGATTTACTTTCCAATAAATTAGATGTGTTTGATTTTCGAACAGCCGTTAGTGGTCTTCCTGGTAACAAGTATGCTAAAGATATAATTGCTAAATATCCACAATCATCTGATTCTAAGGGTGTAAAATATTCACAATCAGTTAAGCAAGATACATCAGTAGATGGCCAAAGTGATGAGGAATTATACAATGCTTTGACTGATATGGGGTATGAGTTTGGTGATTATGGTAGTGAAGATTTTGATGAAGAAGGATTTGCCGATGCAGCAACACATTTGGGTTACCGATGGAATGATAAAAATAAAGTATGGTATAATAGAGATGAAATGCAAGAAAGTTCAACGAAATTAACATCAATGATTAAAAGATAAAACAAAGGGAGAAACTAAAAATTCTCCCTTTTTTATTTGGTATTGTCACAAATTTATCGTATATTTGTTACATCTTTTACCATAAAAATATAGTAGAAAAAAGATTTGGAAATATCGGAAAATTGTTGTATATTTGTATTTCTATTATATTTATTAATGTAACGGAAGTGTAGGAAAGACACTATAATCCAACCTTAAAACATAAACGTTTTAAACCTTAAACTCTTAAAACTTAAAAGAAAATGGCTATTAATTTAGACGCAATTAAGAGCAGACTTAACAAACTGCAAAACACCCAAAGAACAACTGTAGAACTTTGGAAACCAGCACCGGGAAAACACACTATTCGTTTAGTCCCTTACAAATTCAACAAAGAGAATCCTTTCATTGAATTGTACTTTCACTACAACATTAACAACAAATCTTACTTATCTCCGATGAGTTTTGGTAGACCTGACCCAATTGTTGAGTTTGCCGATAAACTTAAAAGAATGGGTGATAAAGAAGATTGGAAAGCTGCAAAGAAAATGGAGCCGAAACTTCGCACATTCGTACCAGTATTGGTAAGAGGTGAAGAAGGTGAAGGTGTACGTTTTTGGGGCTTTGGTAAAACTGTATATCAAGAGATTCTTGGTTATATGGCAGACCCTGATTACGGTGATATTACTGACCCAAATGAAGGTAGAGATATTACTGTTGAAGTAGTATCAGCTGAAGACAGTGGTACATCTTATCCTGTAACAACAATCCGTGTTAAACCTAAAGAAACTCCTTTAGCAACTTCTAAAGAAGAAACGGATAAGTACTTGAATTCTCAAAAAGAAATTACTGAACTTTATTCAGAATTAACTTATGCAGAATTGAAAAATGTATTAGAAGGTTGGTTGAATCCATCAGCAACATCAGATGAAGAAAAATCAGTATCAGCTGAAACTCTTTCATCAACTGCTAACGCTGAAGATGATGCACCATTTGATACAACTCCATCAAAACCAGCGGCAGCACCAGCTAAAAAATTAGATGATGTAGCAGCGGCATTTGATGACCTTTTCAATTCATAAAATAAGTTAATATATGGCTAAAGCAACAAAGGAAGTAGACTTAGCAGCAGTACTCGCTGAGTCCCTTAACAAACAATCAAAAGACCAAAAGGTAGCATTCTTTTTGGACTCGGATGAAGCTCCCACTAATGTAGAGGGATGGATTTCAACCGGAGCATCAATGTTAGATGTGGCTATCTCAAATCGCCCGTATGGTGGTTTGCCTGTCGGTAGAATTACCGAAGTGACAGGATTGGAACAAAGCGGTAAATCATTATTATCCGCACACTTACTTGCCGAAACTCAAAAGTTAGGTGGTATCGCTGTGTTGATTGATACTGAAAATGCCGTAAGTAGAGAATTCCTAGAAGCCATTGGAGTAGATACAACCAAATTACTTTATGTAGCAGCTGAGACTGTTGAACAATGTTTCGAATATACTGAAACTATTATTGAGAAAGTGAGAACTAACTCAAAGGATAAGTATGTAACAATCGTTGTGGATTCAGTAGCAGCAGCATCAACTGAAAAGGAGATGGAAGCTGATTATGGTAAAGATGGTTACGCTACCGATAAAGCAATTATCATTTCCAAAGCAATGCGTAAAATCACAAACCTTATTGGTAGACAGAAAATCACTCTAGTTTTCACAAACCAATTAAGACAGAAGATGAACGCAATGCCATTCTCTGACCCTTGGACAACTTCTGGTGGTAAAGCAATCGCTTTCCACGCATCAGTTCGTTTAAGATTAAAGAGTATGGGAACGATTAAAGCAAAAGAAAATGGTAACGAAAGAATCGTAGGTATTAAAGTTCGTTGTCAAGTAGTAAAGAATAGGATGGGACCACCGTTACGTTCCGCTGATTTCGATATCTTCTTTGACAGAGGCATTGATAACTATGGTGCTTGGTTAGGACTAATGAAGGATAATGGTATTGTAAAACAAAGCGGAGCTTGGTATGAATATATTGATATTGATTCAGGTGAAGTGATTAAATTCCAATCCAAAGATTTTCCAACAACATTGGAAGCTAATCAAGAAGTAAAAGAACAAATCTATAAAAGGATTTGTGAAGCAACAATTTCTCAATACAAAAAAGATTCATTGGATACTGATAGTTTGGTGACAGACTCAGAAGTAATCGGTGATTAATTAAATGTTACAAAACAATATGAAAGACTTATACAAAAAATTACTCAATGAAGTAGAATCTGAACATGAATCTAATGCCCAAAGGGTAAGGAATGGTAGAGTTCTTATCATAGATGGACTCAATACCTTCATCCGTAGTTGGACTACTAACCCCATTATGAATGAGGATGGTGAACATACGGGTGGAGTTATTGGTTCATTAAATTCAATCGGATATCAAATTCGTCAATTCAATCCAACTAGAGTTATCTTAACCTTTGATGGTAAGGGTGGTTCAAAAGGCAGGAAAGAATTGTTTGAAGGATATAAAGCTGATAGAGGTAAGAATCGTTTTAGAGTTAATCGTCAGTATCCTGAAATGATGACTCAAGAAGATGAACAAATTTCAATGAAAAGACAATTTGTGTGGTTAGTAGACTTGTTAGATAGTTTACCAATTACTACAATGATATATGATGGTATCGAAGCAGATGATGTAATAGGACACATAGCTAGGCATGTGCTTGGTGAAGATGAAGAATGTTATATCGTTTCTACCGATAAAGATTTTTTACAATTAGTAGATGAAAAAACAAAAGTATTTTCACCAACTAAAAAGAAACTTTACGATAGAGAATTAGTTAAAGCAGAATGGGGAATGTATCCACAAAATCTTTTACTATTCAGAACATTAGATGGAGATAATTCTGATAATGTACCTGGTGTTAAAGGATGTGGATTAAAGACTGTTCTTAAAAGATTTCCTGAATTATCCGAAGATAGAGAAATAACTTTTGATGAGTTCTTTCAAATATGTGAAGATAGAAGAAAGGAAGCAAAAATCTATGAAGATATACTTGCGGCTAAAGATGATGTTTTGAGAAATAAACAAATCATGCAATTGCAAGAACCACATATCAATACAAATACAAAGTTGAAAATCAATGATAGATTCGCCGAACCAAACAAAAAGTTTGATAAGATGGAATTTATTAAAGCCGCTATGAAGTATAAAATTCTTCAAAATTGGAAAGATATAAACGATTGGTTAAAATCAACATATACAAACATTATAGTAAAATAATTTGGTGGTATCACTAAATTGTTGTATATTTGTACAACTAAAATAAAACATGCAGAGCGAAGATACATTATCAAAATATGGGCAATCATTTCAAACCAAAGTAATATCTGCTTTGATTACGGATGAACGAATGATGGATACACTTTCAGATGTAATCCATAAGAAATTCTTTGAATCCGAAGCAAATAAGTGGATAGTGGATGAAATTGTATCACATCATAAAGATTACAATAAAGTACCTTCATTGGATGTATTTAAAGTACAAGTATCTAAACTTGATAATCAATCTTTACAAAAAACAATCGTAGCTCAACTCAAAGAGGTATATTCTCAAATTGGTAATACTGATTTAGAATACATTAAAAATGAATTTACAGCATTTTGTATTAACCAAAACTTAAAGAATGTAATTGTACAATCAATCGATTTACTAAAATCAGGCAACTATGATAAAATCAAAGAGTTGGTTGATAAAGCAATGAAGGTTGGTGTTGATGCTGATTTAGGTATGGATTACTTAACGGACTTTGAAGAACGTTATGATGAGAGTGCTAGAGATACTGTGGCAACCGATTGGGAATGTATTAATGAATTAATGCATGGTGGGTTAGGTCCTGGTGAATTAGGAGTTGTAGTAGCACCATCTGGTGTTGGTAAGACTTGGGTGTTAGCAGCATTAGGTGCAGCAGCCGTAAAAGCCGGAAAGACCGTAGCTCACTATACTATGGAACTTTCACAAGGATATGTTGGTTTACGATACGATACTGTGTTTACACATATCGCATCTTCCCAATTATCCGAAAAGAAAGATGAAGTATTGCATAAATTAAAAAGATTAAGTGGTAAACTTAAAATCAAATACTATCCACCAAAAGGTGCAAGTTCTAAAACAATCCAAGCTCATTTAGAAAAGATGATAGCAGCCGGTAATAAGCCCGATTTAGTTATTGTGGATTATGCTGATTTGTTATTATCACATTCAAACAAAACCGATAGTACATACGCCGAACAAGGTGGTGTGTACATTGATTTGAGAGGAATGAGTGGTGAATTGGGAATACCAGTTTGGACAGCATCACAAACCAATCGTTCCGCAATTGACAGTGAAGTTATTGAAGCTGATAAGATTGCAGATTCTTACGCTAAAGTAATGAACGCTGATTTCATTATGAGTTTGAGTAGGAAAGCCAAAGATAAACTTAGTAATACTGCGAGAGTGCATGTTATGAAAAATAGATTTGGACAAGATGGTATCACATTCCCAGCGAAGATGGATACAACACATGGTACAATTGACATATACACCGCCACATCGGCAGATGGTGTATTAGTACAAAAAGCAAGTGCAAATGGGAATGAAATAGAAAGACAACTATTACACAAAAAATATGTTGAAACTATGCCGGTTGGAAACAAACCGCAATTAGTTACAGGATTAGGATAACAATTAAAAAACAAAAACTATGGCAACAAGTCAAGAATTATTCGAACAAATCAAAGGTCATTTTACAACTTTTGAAACTGAACACAATGGTACTAAAAAAGTAAACAAATCAAGAGCTAGAAAAGCTATTGGTGAGTTGAAAAAATTAGTAACTGCCTATAAGAAAGCTTCAACAGAAGAAGGAAAGGCGTAATATGATAGGGGGGCTACGGCTCCCCTCTTATATGTTATAATAGACACCTATTTTAACAAATAAAAATATTTTAAAAAAAGTGGATTTTTTATCCACAAACGTGTATTGTTTAGTCAGTCAACCCATATTTATATTTTCATTTTGGGGTTTTCCTGAAAAAATTATTAAACAATCAAATCACAAAAAATTATGGACATTTCAACACGAATTTTATCGGACATCACAGTATATATGAAATATGCGAA